TGATATTCAATATGCGTTGATCAAAGCGCTTACCTTAGCACGGTGCCCCTATGTAATTGGAAATCGGATCAGTACTTTTACAGAGCTTATTTTCTGGTTTGGGGAGTGTAAGCCAGTGATGTATACAGTTTGTTAATCAACACCCTATAAAAAATAAGAACAATAATGCGAAATTAATATCCGACAAATTGTTCTTTAAATTCGGTAATGACTTGACAGAGTGCTGCGACATCCTCTTTACTCACTCGGAGGATTTTTGGCTCGACTGGATACTTTTCTAGGATTTCGTGTGGCTTTGCGTGGCTTCGTAGGTTTGACGATGCTGTCGCGGAGCTTGTCTCGCTCTTGTGTGAAGAGGGACTCGCGGAAGTGTTGGAGATGGGACTGGACTCGGTCGCGCCAGTCAGGATAGTAGACGATGCTATCGGTGGCGGCATCATAGGTTCCAATGGCGGTACAACGGGCTCCTGGTTTTCCTGCATCAAGATCGAAGGTATAGACGGTGGATTCATGAAGATAATATGGAATTCCTTTGATGTGTTTGATTTCAAACGTAATAGACATGATAATGCCTTCTCTTTTCAAATTTTAAGTAATCAATTTTTAGTGATTTAGGTACGAACAATGAGTGGAAGAGGTGCGACAGGCATCGTTGGAGCAGGAAGGGGTTTTCCTCGATCCATTCCAGGAACACCTTGATTCATTTCTTTATTTATTTTTTGGCGAAGGGGGTCTTGTCCCGTTTTCAATGGGACCGCACGTTCTTTCTGAAAGGCATAAGGTAAAATAGGAAGCACTTCGGAGCGTTTAAAAATAAAATAGAAAAAGATGCTAATCATAAGACAAATGGCGATATATAATAGAAAAAAACGCCCAGTTGGATTCATTCTATTATAAGTACGATAATTAACGACCGTGTCCACCACCGCCGTGACCGCCACCACCTCCACCGCCATGTCCACCGCCGCTGTGACCGTGTCCACCACCGCCATGTCCTCCGTGTCCGCCATGTCCTCCGTATCCGCCACGATAATAACCGCGTCCTCCTCGGTAATAGCCGTAACCACCATCACCGCCACCTGACCACCATCCTGCCCAATAAGGCCAATCATTATAGCTGCCTGCGGACCAAGGCCACCACACGACTTCGGGGTAAACGGTGGGCACCTGTTGAATGATAGTGGGACGAGAACGCTGAACAATGAAATAAATAACGAATGCTAATGCACCGCCATATAGTAGGGTTAAAAGTATAGTAGATGGATTCATATCGCTCTACTATGGCTTTTGTTTGAAACGCGCCTATTCGTAACCCCACCAACCCACCGCTGTCACCGTTTTTTCAGGAATCTCGGCATGATTATCATAAATGGAAGAAATAGTAGACGATGGATAGCTAATGTCACCTTTCCACCAGCCTACCTCGGAGTCCGTCGGACCAGTTCCGCCGCTACGCATGCCACCTGATGGACTGGGACCACCACTTCCTAATGCGGATGGCTTAAATCCAGATCCCGACTTTGGCCAGAATCCATTTTGCCCATATTTTGTGGGATCCTGCTTCATCATTCCAAGCTGATTGTAGCCCCATGTGGGAGAAAGTTTATTCGTTTCACCAGGAAAGAGTGCTTGTGCAACAGGTGAATTATAGATCGTTGTATTACCAGGTGTATATTCAACAGAATAAAACATACGAACTAAAAGATACGCCAGACTAATAAAAATAGCTCCGTAGATACATGTTAAAAAAAGTTGCTGTGTCATAGCTCCTATTCTATTTTAAGTTTATTGTTTCTGAAGTTCTCTGTCAATGTGATGTAAGATTTCTTGCTGCACATTGGGTTGAAACTCACGAAACATAGGGAATTTAAAATGAGCAATGGTGTTCAGCTTAGAAAGATGTGTTTTTGCAGGGGCATCATATGAATTGGTAGGAGATTTAGGAGATTTATTGGTAGGCGATGGCGCAGGAGATTTATTAGGTGATGGTGTAAGGGATGTTAGAGTAGTTCGACGTGGTAGATAAAGATGTAGGGGTAATGGTGTTTTGAGGGAATAAACAAAGGATTGTATTTTATCCTCTCTTGATTCATTGCATCCCATTACTATCGTATATCGTATCCCCATTTTAAGCTAATTAAAAGTCCGCATCTAGGGCAAAGCTCATTTCTTCCTGTTTTTTCCCCACACCTGATTTAGCATAGTTTGTCACTCGACCTTCGAAGAAATTTGTTTTAGATGTTAGTGAAATGCGCTCCATGAAATCAAACGGATTCACAGTCGAATAAATCTTACCATATCCAAGTTGCGTGGACAAACGATCCGCCACAAATTCAATGTATTGCGCCATTAATTTGTCGTTCATGCCCACTAAATGGCAAGGAAGCGACTCGGTAATAAATTGCTTCTCGATCTTCACGGCTTCGCGAATGATTTTATGTACTTTGGCTCGAGGCACTTTCTTTTCGATTTCCTCGTAGAGAGCGCAGGCAAAATCAGTATGAAGACCTTCATCGCGTGCAATGAATTCATTGGAGGTCGTCAGACCAGGCATGAGTCCACGCTCTTTCAGCCAATAAATGGCACAGAAGGAACCACTGAAGAAGATGCCTTCCACGACGGCAAAGGCAATAAGACGAGTGGCAAAGTTCTCTGTTTTGGACTCAATCCACTTCTGAGCCCACTGTGCCTTCAAGGTCACACAGGGAATGGTTTGAGTCGCCTGGAACAAGGCAAGCTTCTCGGCTTTGTCTTCAATGTAGGTGTCAATGAGTAGCGAATAGGTTTCGGAATGGATGGCTTCCATCATGAGCTGAACGGAGTAGAATTGGCGCGCCTCAGGAATCTGAATCTCATTCATGAAACGAGCGGCAATGTTTTCTTGGATAATGCCATCCGAACCGGCAAAGAATCCGAGCACGTTTTTAATGAAATGTTGCTCCTTCTCATTCAATCGGACCCAATCTTTCATGTCTTTCGCCAAGTCAATCTCTTCAGGCGTCCAAAAGACGGAAACATGGTCCTTGTACTTTTGAAAGAGTTTTGGCTTCATGATGGGAAAGAGAGTGAATCGGTTTGGATTTTCCCGTAGAACTGGCTCAATAAAGTCATCCAATTCCTCTTTCAAGGGTTCCATGTCATCCATGTGGCTTATCACCGCATTTAATAAGGGTGAATTAAATGCGGATCGTGATTTATTGGAAACAATGACAGGGTGATCCATTCCGAACACAGTATTAAAACCGGAGAAAGAAGTATCGTTCATTTTACGAATTCTAGGGTAGTCATTCGCATCAAATTTTATGATATATTCGCCAATCATATTATAAATTATTTAGACCCGTGCAGAAATGCAAATTATACCTTTGGTAAAAAATCTATTTATCTATTCTGCACGGGACGGCGACTATGCGCATTTTACATGCGCATAGGTCTAATCCTACAAAAATGTTGATAAGAATCATATAGAATGCGTGCTTTTTCGCGAATGGGGTGGGTGTGATGAAAATAGGGTAATTCTGGCAGAAAGGAGACGAGTGTAGAAGAGAATTCGGTAGAAGATACAATCGGTTCTAAGGAAGGTAGATTGGGAATAGCAATCAAATCAATGGATGGTTGATATGGTAATGATAAAATGGGGTGTTCTTTGGTGGTATAGGTGTCGTAAATAGGAAGAAGATTATGTGGATGACCCATGTCGCAGCTAATGTCACAAATGACGGAGAGATGAACGGGGTCATATAAATCGGTGGGTTTATGGATGACTTTCATGGAACGGAGATCTTCAGGTACTAAAAAGGGGGGATACACGGTAGGGGATAATGATGTGGCGTGAATAAGGATGTCGTGTTTCAAAATGTCTTCTTTTGATGGGGTATGGATGGTATGGGTCGTCCAAATGGTACAATCTATCGAAAATCGATCGAGAACTGTTTTACAGCTTCTACCTACCAATCCATAGCCAATGAGAAGAACTTTGGGTCGGTGATAAGATGATAATCGTTCCAACATAGCAGAATAGATTTCTTCATTAAATTCTGGAATGACAGTGATTTCTTGTTTATTTTTCTTCTGAAGTCGTTTGTAATAGGTCATGAGTGCCAGAAAGCATCCAATTTTACCAGATTGTTTACAGAAAGAGATGACACGTTTCTTTTGTGTATCAAGCATGAATTCGTAGTCAATAAAGACAGAGGATGATAGTTTTTGAAGAGTAGCTTGATAGTGGGGTTGTCCTTTAAAACAATGGGCAAAATGCATATGTGTTTGATGTTTTGATAAAGGATGAATGGTTCCTTTGAGCCCAATGACATAGGAATGTTGTGAAGTCATCCAATGATTTTTAGGAACGATGGTTGCTCCTTTTGCTCGGTATTCTTCGTCTGTAAAACAACGTGTAGGAGATGATTCAACAAGGATATTAAAATAGGGGAGTAAGGTACTGACATGAGCAGGAATCAAGGTGGTGCGTAATTCGGATGGATTTTCTTCTGCGCGAAGAATAAGATCAGGTTTTCCATGGACGTCACGATATAATTGTTGAAATGCCATCCAATTATAATTAATAATGGTAGGATTTGTCATATGCGGCGACATCTGTTGTACAATGGGTCCATCGTGATATTTTCCATATAATATTGCGCTGATATGTGATAATAGTTGAAATGCTGATAATGTAGCATGTACTGGTTCTAATTGAAGATCATGTAGGATGATATTGGATTCTTCTATAGAAAGTAGGTAGGTATATCCTTTCGTGACACAATTCTTTATGATGTTCTGATAGGGAAGAGTATCAAAGGAAATGGATGGGAGACTCAAGGAATGTTGTGCTAAGAGGATGAAAAAATGAATGAGACCTGGCAAATGTTCTTCAGGAAACCAGTCTAAAAATCGCATTTCAATGCCATGATTTTTAAATTTATTGAAATTAATATCAGCGCCAATTTCTTGATTCATTTGATAGGGACGATTTCCTAATTGATTATACCATCGTGAGGGATCCTTGGATCGTTTCATCAATAATAATTTTCCATTCACAGGATGTTCTACGTCAAAGGTCTGAAGAGAAATATAACGACTTAACGTAAGGCGTAAACTACCAATAGAATAGTTCATGGAATCCATTGGATCTGCTAAGGAAAGGACATCGGGTGTGCCATAACATGCAACAATAAGTGGTTCTACCATTTGAATGCATTTGATGAATTGAAGGTGTTGTTGAACGAATGTCGGTTTATCAACAATGTTGCCATTTTGTAATAAAGTGGGTAATGTTATATTGATATGATAGGTGCCATTATTGCATAATGCAAGATGTTTTTTGGCAGATGATAGAAAGGTAGTGAAACCATAATTATGATTAGGAAATTCAATGGAACCAATGCCCCATTTTTCAAAGAAAGGGGATATTTCTGTAAGGAATTTCTTTTTGGTGGTTACTAATTCGTTGATGCAATCCGTTACAGTCGTACGATAAAAATTCTGTGTGATAAATTCAATGGAATCTCCATCAAATACCATAGAGGTGTCATACATGTTTCGATAGACAGAACTTTCTCGTAGGAGAACGGAATGAAGGGATTCGGTAAAGGCAGGATTGGGTCGTGGAACATGATCATAGGTGGTTCGATGTTGAAATCGTTTATCCATTTTATCAAATGTATGAGCATTCACGTAAATGGGATAGGTTAGTTTCTTACAGGTATATAATTTCTTAATGGAGGAAATGAGAGGATCCGATTTAAAATTATTGAAATAATTGACGCTATACCTCTCGCTTTTTAATGTAAGTCGTGAAAAATCAATTGCGGTGAGAGGAGGTTTTTTGAGCATGAGATAGGATTCATTTTCAATACCAATCCCCCAAAAGACATTTGCATGTTGTGGATATAGTTCCATATATCGTCGATGTTTGTCATCAATGATATCATGAAAGACATGAACCGTATTTTCATTTTTACTATGTTTCCATTCATCTTGTAATTCTGTATCGATTTTATCATCTATTTTAATATGATCCGTCATATCAGATGAATTCTATCTCTAATAAAGGAATATAAATGAGGAGAGGGTCGGAAGGAAAACCCTTTCTTATGATATGATACTAAAAATAAAGATAGAATGTCTATTATTAGTATGAAATGATGTTATGGAATGAGCCAATCGATTGGTTCTTTTCCCATTTCTGTTAACCAGGTATTGATGGTGGAAAAGGGGCGTGTTCCAAAGAATTTTTTGGCACTGAGTGGAGAAGGATGGGCTGATTCAAACACGCGATGTTGATTCATGTCAAGATACATGGCAATTACTTTCTTTTTCATTTGTGCGGATTTGCCCCATAAGACAAAGACGACATTCTTTGTTCGTGCGGCAATGGTGCGAATGATTTGATCGGTGATTTCTTCCCATCCGATTTTTGCGTGCGATTGTGCAGCATGTGCTTCTACCGTCAGAACGGTATTCAGAAGAAGAACACCCTGTTTGCTCCATGACATCAATGAACCATGAGTAGGCGGAATATGACCCATATCGGTATGCAATTCTTTATAGATATTCGTAAGAGAACGAGGCAAGGGACGAACATCGGGTTGAACCGAAAAGGATAGTCCACAAGCATGTCCTGGAGTAGGATAGGGATCTTGTCCTAGAATCACCACACGAACTGATTCCAAAGATGTTTGTTCTAATGCCGCCCAGATGTTTTCTTTATTAGGTAAGAATTCTTTGGTGGACAATACGATGGACAGATTTTGCAGAGCGGTTTCGCAAGAAGAGAGGTATGATTTCCAATCATGAGGAATAGAATCATAGAGCCAATTGGCAACAGGGCAAAGGCTTCCAGGCTCTTTTTCATCTTCCTTTGTTCTTTTTTCATCTTCCTTTGCTTTTTTTTCATCTTCCTTTTCATCTACCATTTCCTCCAGTTTGTTCACTTTTATCACATGATTCATTTTGGAGGGTTCGGCAATTTCTTTATGAGAAGGAGGTAAAGAAGGCACAGAGGGTATTTCCATTTGTAGGGGCATGGACCATGTGATTTCTTTGTAGAATGCTTTTACTTTGGGGTGTGCTTTAAAAGCAATAGGGTCAAAATCATAGACATAGAGACCCTCTAAGGAACGAGCGCGTGCCAATGCAACATACGCCTGACCAAATTCAAAGTTGCCCGATCCAATATCAATGAGAGCTGTATCCAACGATGCTCCTTGTGCCTTGTGGGTTGTATATGCCCATGCGAGACGAAGAGGCACTTGTGTGCGAGAGACGAATTCATATTCTTCAATGGGCCACGAATGTGTTCCAACGACTCGTCGCGCCCCATTAACGAATTCAATGATAGGAAGCTCCGTTGCCGAACAGACACCTACCATCACGCCACGCGATCCATTTACTAATCCAGCAGGAGGATCAATGTTTGCAATGAGCATCACTTGGGCGCCGACCATGAGTTCTAATTGGAGGGCATAGGCGGCATTGGAGTCAAAGTATTGTAGCGATTTGATAAATCCTTCATCTTTTTCGGAAAAGCGGTCAGGCATTTTTCCATCATAGGCGAGGCGAGCTTCGTATGAATATCGACGACCTGTGAGCGCTTTGAGATTGGATTCATTAATCATGTCTACTTCGGATCGTCGTGGGAACAAGAGAGTGGGAAGAATTTTATTTTGTTTCCAATCTAATCCTTCACGTGAACGAAGAATGGCACATGACTCTCTGCTGAGTGAGCCCATTCGCGCCTCCTTCAAAATGGTTTGAAAGATAATGTCCTTTTGGCGCTGAATGACAGTGAGCTCAATCGCAGCAGTAATACCTTCTTTCCACGCATCAGATTCAAAGGCAAAGACGGTTTGTTCACCATTTTTATAAACGGGAGGAAGTTGGTAGAAATCGCCTACTAATAGGACTTGCATCCCACCAAATGGTTTTTGATTGGAACGCAATTTCTTACCGATGCCATTGAGTTTGTCCAGGAGTTCAGCGGTCATCATCGACACTTCATCAATAACGAGCAAATCCGTACAGAGCCATTGACGCAGCGCCTTCCCATTTCTACGAATTTTGACAGAGAGTTCCTGAACCGTCCCTTTACCAAGACCGATTCCTGCCCAGGAGTGAAGTGTTTTTGATTTTTGACCGAGAAGGAGTGCGGCGCAACCAGTGAGGGCGCATAATTGGATGCGGGGGATGCGAACTTCATTTGGATTTTTTTCGAGGAGAAGGCGACGTTTCAGTCCAGGAAATTCAGTTTCAAGGACGGAAAGGAAATAACTCTTTCCAACTCCACCGCCACCAGTAAGAAAGACATTGTGACCTTGGAGAAGATAATGGAGAACAGATTGTTGTTCTTCAGTAAGGGTTTCGATAGGAGTTGGAATAATTGGAATATTGTCTTGTACATCAGTGTAAATGGTGGAGCTCATGATTGTTATTGATTATGATTACGATCATGTGTTCAATTTTATAGAATTATATAAATTCACATTTCTTTAGCATTGCCATGAGCATCGGACCAAATTGTTTCTTTCCTGTTTTGTCAAATTCCATAACAGAATTGCTATAAATTTCTTCCAGCATATCATTCCATTCACATGTTTGTCCATCATATATAATGGAGATAGAATCGGAATCTGTTACATATTGTTTTACATTGTCCATGCGTTGTAGGATTTCGGCATGTATTTCCTGAATGTGTTGACATTGGATAATTGCTTCATTCCATTCTTGCTGAAGTTCATCGGATACTTCTGATAGATCACATGTATCTGATGAAATAGAAGATGTATCTGATGTATCTGACATATTTGCTATGTATAAATCACATCTTTAGTTTAAGTAATTATTTGATAAAAGGGGAGGAACGGAAGGCGAGAAAGCTAATGGGGGTATGATAGGAAATCGTACACGTCATAACTGGTTTTGTAGCATCTGCGGATGAGGTCCAGGAGACAAACCAATGAGCGGGCATAAAGAGGCAATGACCAGGGCGCAAAATAATATCGATGAATTTCAAATCATGGATGAATGGTGTATCTTTGGTGGTGAGTTGGGAGGGGATACAATCTACCCAGGAGGCAGGTAGGGAACTTTCCATGGATTCGGGCATAATGGTGACTATCATTTCACCATCCACGGGGAAGATGCATGTCCATGTGGCGAATGTTTTTCGGAGTCCGACATTGCCCGCCCAGCAATGATAACGAGGAAACATCCATAGTTTGAGAAGGGTTGGAATAATGGTAGGATTCATCCATTTTTGTGCCCAAATGGAAATACCAGAGGCATGCGCAATGATTTCTGCTTGAGTATATTTCCAAGGACATATGGATTGAGGAGTGGCAGTAGAAAGCCATTGTAATAGAGAAACGTCTTGAAAAATAGGTAGTTCTGTGAAACAGGGGCGAGAT